AAAGCGGAGTTTTGCACACAGAAAGATGGTGATTTGAATGGAAATCAGATCAAGACCGGTGGCGGTCTTATTTTTATACAAAAAATCATGAAAGCGAGGAACTTACATGTGACAGAATGGGAAGTATTTGGCGTTATTGTCGCTCTTATAGCCTTTGCAATATCCATAGGGACGCCAATAGTGAAGCTAAACACATCAATCACCCGGTTAATTGACCGGTTAAATATGCTGGATGAGGGGATGGATGAACTTACAGCCCGAAACAGTAAATCCCATGAAAGGCTGTGGAAGCACAATGAAGAGCAGGATGATAAGCTGCATGACCACGAAACACGAATCACTATATTAGAGAAAAAGGAGAAATGAACATGGATTTAAGCTTTTTGACAAACTACATTAATCCGGTAATTTTGGGTATCTGCCTTCTGGTGGGATATGTGATCAAGACCGCGATACCGGCAATCAAAAATAGGTACATCCCACTTGCCGCTCTTACGATGGGCACCAGTATTGCAATACTTATCAACATGAGCAGTGGCATTAATGCAGAGGTGATTATAAGCGGTATGACTTCAGGTTTGGCAAGTACGGGCCTTTATGAAATGCTGCGAAATTTGGTTGATAAAGACGGAAAGAAAAAAGCAGAAAATGGACCAGGAGAAGAGGGCGAGTAATCGCTCTCTTTTTATGAAAGGAGCAATATGGGCGTATTGATAATGGGCAGGGCATCTGCATCCGTGAAGCAGATGCAAAAATATATCAAGAGTAAAAATCCAGGTGTGGAACAGACCGTACTGGATATGATACCGCTATATCTGACAGAGGGTGAAGCAGAGGGAGTAAAAGGAGATATAGCATTTGCACAATCATGTTTGGAGACAGGAAATTTTACCTTCGCCGGATCTGCAGTCAGCCTGAGGCAGAATAATTTTTGCGGAATGGGTGTGACGAAAAATGGAGAGAAAGGTAACAATTTTCCCAGCCCACAATTGGGAATCCGCGCACAGGTCCAGCACCTAAAAGCCTATGCCTGTAACCAACCGCTTAAACAGGGATGTGTAGACCCGCGTTTTCATTTCGTGAAGCGCGGGATGGCGGAATATGTGGAGTGGTTGGGAATACAAGAAAATCCGAATCACACAGGATGGGCGGCAGGTAAAGGATACGGAGAAAAAATCTTGAAGATATATCGGGATATTTTAAATGTGGAAAGTGAGGAAGAAGGAATGAGAATCAATGTACATGCAGGACATAACTTTAAGGTTCCAGGAGCGGCTGGGGTATTTTCTGAAACAACGGAAGACCGGAAGGTGAAAGACCTGGTGATTCGTAAGCTGCAGGCAGCAGGCCATACAGTCTATGACTGTACGGATGAAAATTCCGGAAGTGTAAGCGGAAACCTTGCAGCTATCGTAGCAAAATGTAATGCCCATGCAGTTGATCTGGATGTATCCATTCATTTTAACTGTTATAATGGCGCGGCACATGGAACAGAGGTATTTATATATAATTGGGGCACGGCGGCAGAGCCTTACGCCCAGAGGATTGTAGACAAAATAGGGGAACTGGGATACACCAAAAGAGGTGTAAAGACAAACTCCAGCCTTTATGTGTTACGGCATACGGCAAGTCCGGCGCTCCTGGTGGAATGTTGTTTCTGTGACAGCGCAGAAGATGCCGGGAAATATACTGCGGAAAAGATGGCGAATGCTATTGTTTACGGTATTACAGGAAGTGCGATGTCCGGCAATACTTCATCCGGCGATACTAAAGATTGGCTGTCCAGAGGCGATACCGGAGCAGAAGTGACAGAATGGCAGAAAAAACTGAACATCTTTGGCAGTGGAGTAAATGTGGACGGAGAGTTTGGACCGGACACAGAGACACAGACTATCCGGGTGCAGCGCCTTGTGGGTGTGAATCCTGATGGATGCGCAGGTGAGAAGACAAGGGTAGCCGTAGATACATACCTGAAAAAGAATAACTGGATACAGGTCCGCGATGGCCGCTGGTGGTACCGCCATGCAGACGGCGGATATGTAAAAAACGATTGGGAGAAGATTGGGGGTGTATGGTTCTTCTTTGATGGCAGCGGCTGGATGAAAACCGGCTGGATTGAATGGAAAAAGAATTGGTATTACCTCAAAGCCAATGGTGCTATGGTATCTGATAACCTGGTCCGTACCGACGGAAAGGTCTACTATGTGGACAAGTCAGGAAAGATGTGCTACACAGATTCTTCCGGTGCGCTCAAATAAACAAAAGGTCCAGGTTTTATCACCAGGGCCTTGAAAATCAAGTTTTATGCTGTTATAATTTAGTTGCTGGGGGAGCGGTGGCAAGCCCGCCCTCCCTTGGTATTCTCTAAGCTATTTTCTTTTTTAATTCGTCTACTTCTTTTTGCAAGTCTTTAATCATCTGCAAAAGCAGGCTCGTGTTTTCGTTTTCAAGCTTGTTGATTCTGTAGTATTGCTTGATTTCTTCCATGTTTGATTCCACCATATTTATCTTATCCGTAAGCCGCGTCTGGACATTGTCAAGTTCAGATAGAATCATGTTTGTTTGTGAGTTAAGTAAATCTGCAATTGATTTTAAATCTTTTTCATCTAACATTTTAAGACCTCCATATTTGATTTGTTAAAGACACTTGCCCTTCTTTAACTGTCTTTATTTCATCGCTTTTAAAAGTGATAATCAAGCTTTTGAAGAGAACTTTGATAAAAGATTTTTCTTTTCCTCCTCATTTTCCACATACATGATGATATCTTTTGGTTGCATATCTAAAATGGTACACACCTTGTTTAGAGAATCCAAAGAAATACTTGTATCTTCATTTTTTATTTTTTTAAGGGTGTTTTGACTTAAAACTTTTGTGGTTTTTGCTTTATACATATTTAAGCCAGCACGTTCTAATGCTTCTCCCACATTAAATTTGTATTTTAACATATGGCATGACCTCCTTTATTAAAGAGTAACACATGCCTCATAGTTAGTCAATAAAGTATCATCTTAAAAAGTTATAAACTATTTTTGGTTTAATGCCAAGAAACTAATTAAACTTATTTTGGTTTGTTTTCGCTTTCCACATATTTGATAATATTTCCAGGTTGCATATCCAGTAATTCACATAATTGTTCAAGTGTTTTAATTCCGACCATATCCCCCTTTCTTAACTTTTGCATTGCAGACTGGCTCAATATGTTTTCTTTTAATATGCGCGTGCTGTTATACCCTGATTCTTTCAAGGTGTCAATAACATTGATTTTATAAACAAGCATTTAGAATACCTCCTTTTCTTATATTGTAAAACTACCTCGTTTTAATGTCAATAAAATAATCCAAAAAAAGTTTAAAAATCTATTGACAATAAACCAAATATGGTTTATAATGTAATCATAGAAAGGAGGTGAGAACAATGGGAAAGAAAAAGAAAAGCGGCAATGAGAAACGGCTCGCAACCATCCTTCTCATTACCGCAACACTTAATCTAATCCAAGCCCTGATTGATTTAATCAATCATCTGCTAGATTAGGGGGCGGGGGCGAAAGCCCCTTCCCTTAAAATAAGGATATCGTTTTCTTTGCCCATTGTCAAGTATGGCAATCATAGAAATTATATTAGATGTCGTGCAGATTATTGTTAGCACAGGAATCATTGTGGTGTTACTCAAAGACCGGAAATGCAAATAGGAACCACCGGACCGGCGCCCGGTTATGCGTCGGTAAAAAGATAAAAGCATTATACATCCGTTTCAGGGGACGAATTAAAGGCATTTAAGAACCACCTAGAAAAAATCGAGGTGGTCAAAAATAGGACTTCTCACCTATACCTCTGGACAGAAAAAGGTGCCCTCCTCCACGCCAAGTCCCTTAACACTGACAAGGCGTGGGAGGTGTATGATTATCTGGTGGATTTCTATTTCCGAGCGCAGAATGAGATAAAGGTGGGTAATCAAATAACAGGTCTAGTCACAACGGCAAAACAGCAGACGTTGCAGGTGGTAAATATCATGGACAATGATGAAGCGCAAAAATTGATTATTAATCTTAAAAAGGGTATGGCAACGCTGGAGGTATTAATAGATGGTTGTAACAAGCGCATAGAAAGAAGTAAGTATGAAAACCTTAAATCAGCGATTGCCGAAGTAACGATGACGGTTGCAAACAATGCGAGCAAATTAGCATTGTTGGAACCAGGGCCGATGGAACAGTGGTATTAAAATAAGACTGTTGAACGGATGTTAAGTTAGAACTAAAATATAACGATTAGAGGTCGCCACATGATAAGTCGGGTATTTTTTGTTGGAAAAGTGTAATTATATTGACAAGATAAATGAAAAAGTGTATTGTGTAACTATAAAACAGTTGCAAAAGGGGTGAGGCCTCGGATAATGAGTAAGTTAAGCAAAGCAAAAGAAAGAATAAAATTGAAACCTAAAGATTATACTTATACGGAAGCGAGAACTTTGCTGTCCCAACTAGGATTCGTAGAATGCCATAAAGGTAAAACGTCTGGCTCAAGAGTAAAATTTTATAGGGAGCAAGATAAAAGGGCTATTTTGCTACACAAACCGCATCCAGATGATCTTATGAAAAATGGAGCAGTGAAGGATTTGGTAGAATTTCTACTTGACCTGGGAGAATTATAAAAATGAAAAATAATATATTAGAATATAAGGGATATCATACAAAAGTAGAATTTGACGCACAGGATTTGGTGCTCACGGGAAAGATAGAGGGCATCAATGACTTAGTAAATTTTGAATGTGATAATATGAAAGATGTAGAAAAAGAATTCCATGAGGCAGTGGATGATTACCTGGAATTTTGTAAAGAGGTGGTGAAAGAACCCGACAAAGAATACAAAGGAACTTTTAATGTACGTATAAATCCGGAGTTGCATAAAAGATTGGCAGTTGTGGCAATGAAAAATGATACTACGTTAAATGCTTCTGTAGAAAAAGCTATTCAAGAGTATGTTTCAGAGGAACATAAAGCAGAAAAAAACACACAAAATACGGTCATAATATTAGCAGAAGGATTAAAAACGGAATCGACATATCAATATGTAAAAAAAATGGGGCTTGCTCCGTCTTATGACAATTTAAGAATGAAATATAGTGAGGAGATGATAAGTTAATGATTCATAATTTAGAAGATTATTTTGAAACGGAACAAGAGTTCTATTTGGAAAAAATATTTTATAATAGGATTGATAGAAGGGAAGAAACAGGAGAATATATATTAAATTGTATTGATAATATTGAAACGGAAGTCAACCAAGACATTGTTAAATTGATTGTAAAACGAGCTTTGAAATTTGAACCAGAGGAAGTCTTTGATCTTTCGGTATCGTTTGGCGCAATCCTTAGATTCGATAAAGAAAAAAAGGGAGATTATAATTGGGAAGAAATCAATCTTGCAGAAGAATTTCGAGAACACGGTCAATTTGTGTTGGGAAATTTAATGAATAGAATATCATTATTAATTGCAGAAATTACTTCTTCATTTGGTCAAATACCAATCATAACACCACCTCAAATTGCGCCTAAAAGTAATGAATAGCAAAATAAAATAGCCGGCACCATTACAGTGCCGGCCATTCGGCAACACATCTCTAAATTCATTTCTATGGACATATATTAGCATATTTAGTATATTCGGGCCATAAAATCCCGTGGACAATTTCGACGAATCGTAAACCATTGATAACCTCAATGTGCCCATTC